ATATTCATACAGCACTGTGCCATATCCCGGGCGGCCTGGCAGTTCACCTTGACGAATGTTGAAAGCATTCAAGAGATCACGCTGAATCAATGCAAAATCTGTCAGTGTGAATTTTTTGTTTTGATTGATGGTGTTGAAGCCGATGAATGTGGTCATGACAATATTTATGGGCGTTAGGCAGTGGTGGTTTGACCGACTAGTTCACGCAGTTTGGCCAAGGTTGATTCGATGCGTTTTCTAATGCCTGCTACTTCAGCAAATTCGCTTTCAATTTTGGCCAAGATTGCATCGCCTGATCCTGGTTGAATTTTGTTCAGTTGCAAGGCCTGGCGTTTGTACTCCAAATATTGACTGTCAACCAAGGCTATCCTGCCCAGCAGTTCATCGAGTATGCCAATGCCTTCACTGGCTGTGGACGGTGTTACGGTTTTTCGAACTTCTACCAACTGTCGTTCGATCACAGTCTGTTGCGCACTGGTCAATGCAATCTTGCTTTCCAGTGCAAGCACCGTGACTCTTTCGTTAGGTGGCTGCGCACCGTAGGAAAATTCAGGCACTTTGTCGTTGCCCACAATACGTTTACTGGCAGCATCCACAGTCTGTCGATCCACGGTGTTTTCGGCTGGCAACGGAGTGATTTCAGCTTTCATGTCATCATCCACTTTGAAAGTTGCAAAATCTGCAGCAAAGGCACCGTCTCTTGCTGCTGTGTCAAGTTCAGCTTGAATATCTGCTGGCAGCGGTAATCCGTTGGCCCAGGCCATGGTATCTGGCACACTTTTGGCTGCATTATTGGCCAGTCCTGTAAGCGAGGCCACACTGAGTTTGTCTGTGGGTATGCCCAGCTGCTTAACAGAATTGAGTCCTTGACTCATGAGTTGTTGTTGAATGCCATCTTGCTTAGGCACTGAACTCAACAAACTGTCAAGATTGTTGATGCCATCTTTGCCGGTCCATACTGCAGGACTTTTTAACACATCAGTCAATGTGTTTTGTCCTTGATTCAACAAGGTGGCAGCAGTGCCTGGTTTGATAATGCCAGCTGATTCCAGCTGTTGAGCATCCAATCCAAATTTTCCCAATCCTAAATCATTGGAGATAGCACTGGCTCCTTGGCCAACCAGTTTGCTGGCACTGCTCATGGCAGCTGTCACATCGGGCACACTCAATCCTTGTATTGGCACCAGGGCTGCCCCTTGTTTGGCAAAGTCAGCAATATTGATGCCGTTGGTTACTGGCAGGGCCCCTGGTCTCAGTACAGTGTTTGTTAATCTACCAAACACACTTGATGTTTGCGACACAAGGTCACCAACTGCAGGGGTACTTTGTAGTGCTCCTTGTGAGCTGCCGCCTCTTCCGCTGATGGCCTGTGCCAACTGAGCAGACGCACCAGCCAATCCATCTGCTGCTTGAGTAGCGGCACTGACAACATCACCAGTGGTCAATCCTACTAGGCTGCCGGCCTTGAGTTGTTGATCAAAAATAACTCTGGCTTGGCCAGCGGTCAAAGTGGGTGCGCCTTTTATTTCAACCTGTTGACCGGTTACAGGATTGTCAAACTTGAAAATACTCATTTCACTGAAACCTCTACTCCTGCTGGCACAGGTGCGGCACCTGGCGGAGGTTTGGGTTTTCCTGGTTCAAATTTGGTCTCCACAGCCACGCCTTTGTTGTGATAAGGATATGGTTCGTGTGTGGGTGCTCGAGTCACAATGCTTTGCAATTTGTCTTTGTTCACAATCCAACCGCGGCTGCTGTCAAATGACACATCGTCCATGATGGTTTTTTGTATGGGCTTGGGCTCAGTCACGGATGGTGCTGTAGGGCCATTCAAATCTATGCCGCCAGCAGTAAACACCAATGATTCGCCACCGTTCCAGGATCCACCTGCACTTTGCAATGCCATGGCGCCGTCAGCTTTGATACCAATTTTGGCCTTGCTATACACTGTGATGTTTTTCTTTACAGCAATAGACAAATCAGCATCAGCTTCAATCTTGACATCTGACAGAGCTTTCATTTTCATATTGCGCCCTGCATACATGTTGATGTCACGGTCAGCGTGTAAATTTATGTCGCCTTGTGATCGTAGGTTAATTGAGTTGGTAGAAAATACATCCACTGTACCTTCTTGCCCAAACTCCAGCCAGGTTTGACCATTAGCATGAATTATGTAAAAGAAGTTGCCAGAGTCATTCATCATGATTTGATGACCTTTGGGTGTGCGCAATCGCAACAGGGCATTGTCACCTTCGAGGTCACCGTCATCCATGACTAAGGTGTGTCCACCTGCGCGACTGATTACTTGTGCATCTTCGGGCTTGATTTCATTGTTCTGAATTTTTTTACGAATGTCGTTGGGTTTCATGCCGCCTTGATACACAGGTATGCCCGGAGTTGAAATACCAAACACAGCACTGGGTGTTTCACGTTGACTGCTTGAGCGTATGGGCCCACGCTCACCGTCGGTGATGAGTCCTTGCTGAAACATGGCCTGCGCTACCACACTTTGCACAGGTTTTTTCTGTTGGAAAAAACGTGGCGAATTGATCAATGCAGTGTTGTTGGTATTGATTTCGGTGACTGGCAACAAGGCAGCATCAGTAAAATAAGTTTCTTGATTTTTGTTTTGTGGCACATAGTTGAAGGCCGCGCCAATGGCTGGTACCATGTGTCCTATGCCATTGTCTGGCACTACCCCAATGTAGTAACCCAATTGTCGATCACCGTTGGCAAACACACACAACACTGTAATACCAATGTCTGGTGGTGTAAACCACATGCCATAGCTGTTTTGATTGCCGGGATATTGTCCGTCGTTGTCGGCGGCAGTTTTGCCACTGGGCGTGTAGCCATAAAATCCTGGCAGGTATCTCACTGTGGTCCATTTGGTGGGGTCATTTTCGTCGCCACCAGCAAAAGTTTCAATATACACCTGCAGGCGGCCAGCACGAGTAGGGTCAACATTGTTTTTGACTTTGCCCACAAACGGCCCAAACTCTGCTGGCGTGCCGCCACGATCTTGTTTGAAATTGCTGGGTCTACCTGTACTGCGTTGTATTTCTTCTGACATTTGTTTCCTTAAAAATCACGCCGTCCTTGTTGAGGCACACTAGGTGTTGCACCCTGAGTACGTACTGCCACATTGGGCGGCAATCGTGATACCACGGCTGTATTCAGAGATCCCAGGAATGTTTGACCATTGCTGACCACTGGCTGGGCTGGTGGTAAAGGTGTCAGTGATGCAGCGGTGGCTGTGGCAGTTGGTGCACTTTGTCGTGAGCTTTGGCTTGTGGTTGCGGCAGGAGCCACAGGGGTGCCAGACAGTCTGGCCGCAGCCGCGGCACTTCTTGATCTGTTGCGCAAGGAATCTGTTTGATTAGAACTGGCCGAAGCGGCACCATTGTTGTTGTTTATGGCCGCAGCTCGGTTAGTGGGATCGTTGGTGGCATTGCCAACACCACCAGTATAGGAGCTTCCGCTATTGGGTCGAGGCGATGGCACAGGGCGGCCTTGGTCACTGTTTTGTGCACCGTTGGGATTGCCGGCTGTGGCTGCTGTGTTGTTGCCTGACGGAACAGGAAACATAAACAGTGCACCTTCCAGTGTTTGTTCAAACTTGCCAGCTTTAAATTCGCTGATGACCTTGACACACTGATACACATTGCTTTGCTGTGGTTGTCGTGCCTGGTTGCCCGGTCTAGCATAGGGATCGGCCAGCCCAGTGCTGAGATTGTAGTCTTCAGGACGTTGCCATGCAATTTCAAACATGACCTGACTGGCGTCAAAATTTATAGTGCCGTCGGGCAAAAAAGCCGAGTATCCAAACTCTTGTGTGTTGACCCCGCCAGCCAGACTGCCTTGTTGAATCCAGGCCGGATCACCAATAATACGCAGTTTGGCTTTGCTTAGGTCGCCGGGGCTGAACAGGTATTCACTGGCATTGGCGGCTATTTCGTTGCTTACCCCGTCAGCACCTTGTCGGCTGGCATTGCTGGCCGGCATGTAGGTGTACATGGGAATGTCACGCATGCTGGCTGTGTATTTTTTGCGCAGTTGGGCGGCTGCACTTTGGTCTGCGTGACTGCCAGTCACTGTGATGTTGTACAGGCTGTTGAAGTTGGCTGTGTACTCCAGCACCGCTGTGTTTTCTCCAGTGAACCAGTAAGGATATCTTTTGTGCAGTCCGCGAAACTTGGTCAATGGAAAATACTTGCTGTCAAAATTGTACAGTTCATAAGGACTGATAATGTACTTGATGTGATACACATGATCATTTCTAGCAGTGTCATAAGCACCTTGCTGTGCTTCCATGCTGATTTGAAACCACTTCATTGGAGATTGTGCATTCACTGCCGTCTTTTTATTTTCCAGTTCTACTCCATTGCTGAACACTGTCAAGGCCTGATCAGTGATGTAGGTGCTGTTGCGAATGGCCAGGTCAATGGCCTGAATCACCTGCATGCCAGCTGTGATGCTGTAGTTGCGATTGCTGATGTCCATGGCAATGGTTAATTCATTC